TAGCATAGCTACCCATCTAACCGCTACTATCTACATCGTAGCTAATACCACACTCGTTACAAGTGTAGTTGTTGTAACAATTACCTTTGCGGGTAACAGTTACATCGTACTGACGCCTAACCTCTTGGCGTTGGCGTTTGATTGCACTACCCTCAGCAGGGTACTCCATGTAACACATGGTAACCTCATGCTCAGTACCACACTCAGCAAGATGCTTAGTGTATTCAGCAGGATTTTCTTTCCAACCGTTAGCAGTTCCTAGATTAATCATAACATTTTCCTTTGTGTTGTGTTAACTTCTTATAATGACATTATACCATATACATCGGCATTTGTCAAGCCCTACTTGACTATTTTCCCAGAATATTCCAGAAAATTATGTTAGCCAGTAAACCGCCGATTGATACGATAACCGAACCGTAAACGATGACTGTTGCAAGTGTTTCTAGTTGAGCCATTTTAAAATTCCTTTGTGTTGTGTTTTCGTTATGCTTTAAGTATATCATATAGATCGGCATTTGTCAAGCCTAATCTTTACTTTTTCTCAAAAGATTTTAGATCTTTTTGTGTTGTGTGAATGTATCGTTGTAGCTTGTGATCGTAGAACATAACACGTTCACCATTGATAGATACATTGTTTGGCGTGGTTGTGTGTACCCAATCGGATTTGACGCCGATACCCTTAACGATAATGTTAGCGGTTGAATCTGTGGTTGCGATGAAGTTTTCAAAGTTTGTCATAGTTGTTTACTCTTAGTTGTTGTTAACTTGTTATGTCTCTATTATACATAGATCGGCAGATTTGTCAATAGACTTTAGACCTTTTTTAAGAAATAATCTTGTTTTTCTTTGCGTACTTAATCATGCCATTCCAGCGTGCCGGATGAATTCTACTAGGGCAAACTGTGCTGTATTGAATGTAGCTGATGAATTGTGTTAGTGTCATTGTTTCCCTCTATTACTTATATCGACATTATACAGCATAGACTTGAGTCTGTCAAGGGAAATCCTCAAATTATTTTGTTTTTTTTTGATAATCGTCGTAAGTCCTTATATACCAACGACTTACGTCAAAAATGCCCCCCCATTTTTCACTTGGCAGGATATTTTTTTCGTATAGGGAATGGGGGCGGGTGTTTTATCTTCACGACAAATTCCAATGTACATAGCGAAAAAAGCTTGGGTGGTTCAGACGCAATCAAGCTCACTCACTACGGGTGTCTTAGCTAAACTACACCACTAATAAAGAAATAAGTATCAATTAGATTGACCCTGCAAGGTTCTGAATCGTCCCACGAATGCCTCGTAATCCGCCCTTGTATCAATACCGATAGATGGACTCTTTGTTAAAGCGACTAAAATCGTATATCCATGCCAAAGAACCCTCAGTTGCTCCAAACTTTCTGCTTTTTCTATCTCTGGTTGCTCAAGTTCTGCTAAAGATAACAAAAACTCACGACGATATACATACAAACCCACATGCTGCCAATTATCGCCCTCTGAAAACGCCCTCCTGCTAAAGTTTATTGCTTTATTATTACTAAATATAACTTTGACGCACGCTGGATCTTCTAGTTTACTTTTGTTTGTGATAGGAGTTGCCAGAGTCGACATCTGAGCGCTAGGGTTTTCTTCAAGAATACGTATTGCCCTGTCTATGTCACGCCCACATATCTCAGGCTCATCCCCCTGAACGTTTACAAATATATCTACATCCTCTAGCTTCTGTGCCACCTCTGCGACCCTGTCTGTGCCCCTAGCGGCATTCTCACTAGTCATTACGGCTTCGCCCCCAAAACCCGTGACAGCATCGTATATACGCTCATGATCTGTAGCAACTAACACTCTCTCTGGTAACTCTGCCCTACTTGCGGACTCATAAGTGTGCTGAACCAGAGTTTTTCCAGTCTCACACAAAAGCATTTTTTCCGGAAGTCTCGCTGATCTCAGACGAGCCGGTATAACAACAATTCTTTTCATTTATTTTCCCTAGGTGCGTACCAAGACCATTTATACCTGTGAAGAAACAAACAGGTAACAGGTTGATTCTATGAGCAGTCAGGTCTTCAACACTATTTTCTTTTCAACGCCAAAAGCCACTTCAAGCTTCACAGGTCTAGGTTGGTTGGTCACACAGAGCCTAGAATTTTTTTTCGCCTGACCTCGGAGTCCTTGTAAACTCTCTTGTCACTCATTATTCAGATGGACTTGGACTCGCTACCACAGCCCCATTTAACGGATTTTTACGAATATTCTCTGAATTCGGACGACTTTTCAACCATTCGCCCACGTTATTATAGCCATTCTCACGCATTTTTCAAAAACGTTTTTGGCAATTTGTCCCTTTCTGTGTATTATATAGTGTACCCTAGATAGGAGAATATCATGAGCAAATGCTGTAAGAATAAAAAATGCAACTCGAAAGTTGAAACAGAGCTGTCTTGTAAAGCGACAGCCGCACTAGACGAAGAGGTTCAGGAAGAATTAAAGGAACAGGACAAACCATTAGGGGAAATCATTGACAATGCCGAAGATACGCAATAAAAACTTTGCTGTTAGCCCTGCCGTATTTAAAAACGGACAACCACAGCTTCTACATGTTGACTTCTTAGCTAAAACAGGAAGTCACTTTACTGGATATATTGCTGAAGAAGACAGTTTGCGTGAATCTTTTGATGAAGAAACTCAATTTTTCTATACTTTAGAGAATTTTGACTCAGAAGATATTCTTTATCGAAAATTGATTCAGCAGGAACGCGGCCTAGCTCAAATAAAACGGGTTGGTAAGAGGTTTCATCTCAAAAGACAGGTCTCTTTAGAGCTTATACAAAATGAAGAGGAAGGAACTTCCACCACAGATGATGGTTTTCTCTCCCTTCCAGATGACACCCATGTAGTTGTTGGCACCTACATTCCACATAATTATATAGATCTCTTCTGTAGAAACAATACTGTAGTATGTAGCACTGAGCCAGACACGCCCTCGCCAGTCGAAATAGAAGAAAATTCCCTCTTAGGAAGACTAGAAGGTGAGATCCAGTCCATTAACTCAGAAGAACTTGGATTTATTCTTAGTCCAGACTTCACGGTACAGTCTTTGCAGGCTAATTCTTCGCCTATTTTGATTGCATCTGACCATGTTGAGCTTACTAGCCAGAAATCAAAGCTAGTTGCTAACCATATCGCCCTAAGTCCAAGGAGAAGTAAACCCAGAAACAGACAAGAAGGCTCCATAATTTACAATTCTGACAAAAAATGTCTAGAATTCTATAATGGAACCGGCTGGGTCAAGATTAAAACGGAGGAATAAGGTATGCATGTACCAAACGGAATGACAGAAGAACAAGTTATTGACACAATTACACTGGTTTGCAATAGAATTGCCCCCAGATATACCTTCTATGGTTATACTGTTGATGATATTAGACAAGAATCTTTTATTATTTGCATGGAGGCTCTCAATAGATATGAAGAAGGTCGCCCTCTGGAGAACTTCCTCAGCGTAAATCTCTCTAACAGACTCAAAAACTTCGTAAGAGACAATCATTTCACGTCTAATTCCGACGAAGACCGAGTTAAAGTACTCAAACCTGCCCAACTGGACTATGAAGACTACCTAGTTGACCAAGATTACAAGTACTCTATCTCTTATGATGACATGGAAACTAAAAACATGTCTCACATTATTAATAAATACCTCCCTGCCCAGTACCGAATGGATTACTTAAAGATTTTAAATGAAATTTATGTAACAAAACAACGCAGAGAGGAAATTCTTTTCCTTATTAACGAGATTTTGGAGGAACATGGTTACCATGAAGAAGGGTAGAATCTCCAAAGGAGAAGAAAATCTCATAAAAACCAACATTCACCTTGGTCTAAACCGAATAGCAACCGAACTAGACCGAGATCCTGACTCTGTACTCGGTTTTATCAAGAAAAAAATAGCTCAGGGAGTGTTTGACACTCCACTCTGGCTTAATGAAGAGTTCTCTAGTGAAGAACAAGCACACTTTGACTTACAATTTCGCCCTTATTGGGTAGAGCTACAACAACAGTTCACTGAAGATGAGCTTAAATTATTCCAATATCACTGGGCTAGGATTATATCACAATTTAAAGATGACGTTATTCCTACAGAAGAATTACAAGTAGTAGACTTAATTAAACTAGAACTACTTATGAACCGTTGTCTTAAACACAACAAAGATAACATAGAACAAATTTCCGCCCTAGAAGTCCTCATCCTTACTGAGAGACAAACTGATCCAGATCAGCAGGATAGAGACGTGTTATTCAACATGGAGCGTCAGGCGGCGTCTCTGAAAGCCTCACAAGAATCATTGAACAAGGATTACAGAGAATTACAGACCAAGAAAAACTCGATGCTCAAAGAGATGAAGGCGACTCGTGAGCAGCGTGTGAAAAGATTAGAGGATAGTAAGACTAGTTTCTCGGGATGGATGGCGTATCTGGTAGCAAACCCAGAAATAACCAAATCTTATGGACTTGAGCTAGAGAAAATGCGAATGGCTATGGAGAAGGAAAAGGAAAGGCTAGCTCAGTACCATAAATATCAGGATGATCTTGTAGATCAACCATTTCTAACACCAGACACGGTACAGGATTGATGAATATAATTATTGTCGGTAATGGAACATCCATAACTGATCATAAAAATGGAAACAAGATTGATGCGTTTGATACAGTCTTAAGGTTTAATGGCTTTAAGATAAATGGATACGAAGAATACACTGGTACTAAAACGAATATATGGTTTACTGTTAACCACGCTCATACTAATAAACTGGATACCTTTGATGAGGTTATAATCCATAGTTGGCAGTGGGACTCAGAGAAATGCAAAATATACCAAGACTTCATTAGCCGCCGACCTAACTGTAAGCAAACACAAAGAGACTTTGTACGGGGCAACATTCCACTTGATACACCAAGCACTGGTCTTATAGCTATATACATGATGTTGGCAAGATACAATAAAGTCTGCATAACCGGTTTTGATTGGTGGAACAGAGAAAAACACCATTACGGAGATAACGAATCCAGAGGGACTCTACATAAACCGAAGGAGGAACATGTTCTAATACAAGAACTAATAAACAAAGATAAAGTATATTTTTTACAATAAGGGATACAATGAAAGCTATAATATTTGGGATAACAGGACAAGACGGAAGCCATCTGGCTGATTTGCTGCTTGAGAAAGGCTACGAAGTAGTCGGTGTTTGCAGAAGATCTAGCACAAACAATACGTATAGAATCAGTCACATTCTCCAGAATGATAAGCTTCAGCTCATTCAGGGCGATATTACTGATGCACATTCTATAAATAACATTCTTAAAGAACACGCAGACGTAGATGAAATCTACAATCTAGCTGCCCAGAGTCATGTTGCTGTATCATTTAAGCAACCAGCTCTTACTTGGGATATAACGGGGAAAGGCTGCCTTAACATCCTAGAATCCATAGTTAGTAATGACCTTATGAAAGTGAAGTTCTACCAAGCTAGCTCCAGCGAGATGTTTGGAAGAAATTTTGACGTAGATAGAGATCAGAAGAAATACCAAAACGAAGAGACTAAGTTTTTACCGCAGAGTCCCTATGCAATAGCCAAGTGTGCTGCACACCATATTACAAGATTGTATCGAGAGGGCTATAAGATTCATGCTAGTTCCGGAATCCTTTTTAACCACGAGGGTCCGCGTAGAGGCGAGACTTTTGTAACGAGGAAAATAACGAAGTGGATTGGGGATTTTTACAAATGGTCGGAAGCTCAAGGCCTAGACCAAGATCCCAGACATTACACGTTTGACGAGAATTTTATTTCGTCTAGACGAGAAGATTTCCCAAAGCTACGTCTGGGCAACTTAGAAGCATTTCGAGATTGGGGGTACGCAGGAGATTACGTGGAAGCGATGTGGATGATGCTACAGCAGGAAAGTCCACAGGATTATGTTATCTGCACCGGCGAAACTCATACGATTCGAGAGTTCCTAGACGTAGCATTTAGACATATAAACGTAGACGATTGGTCAAAGTATGTAGTACAAGACCCAGAGTTTTACAGACCCGCTGAGGTAGACTACCTAAGAGGCGATTGCTCCAGAGCGAATAACGTCTTAGGATGGGAACCTAGGCATACCTTTGAAGACCTTGCTAAGATGATGGTAGATCACGACACGGCATGAGAATCTATAAAGTAACAATGGATATGTTACTAGTCATGCCTAGACTCAAACACATATCGTTGGGAGAATTCAACGGCGATAGACCAATAATATTCGTCGAGGCTGAAGATCCGGACGACGCTTGTTACCAATGCTACCACAAATTAGCGGCAAGACTCATGAGGCAAGATAAGAAAATAGTCAATAATATGAAAGATATTTTTAACGACATAACAATTAAAAAAATAGAGATGCCAAGATGAGAAGAAACTACGACGACCCAGTATATGCAGAATGGAGAAAGAGGGTATTAGCAAGGGATAAATATAAATGCCAAATGCCAAGCTGCAAAAGAAAGAAAGGTCTACAAGTACACCATATTAGAAAATGGTCGTCAGCCTCTACACTTAGATTTGAAATAGACAATGGAATCACCCTTTGTTACGGTTGCCATAAAGAGGTCACTAACAACGAGAATTATTACGAGTCTTTATTCAACCAAATAGTGAGAGATAAAAATGCCTAAAATACAAGCCTTTACGATAATCAAAGATACGAGAGAGCAAGAGGGGTATACTTTTGAGTCTAGCAGCTCCAGATATCACAAGTGCGATGGAATGGTAGTCAGAAAGCTAGACACTGGAGACTACAGCCTAGAAGGCCTTGAGGATAAAGTGTGTGTTGAAAGAAAGGCTAGTGTCGTAGAGTTTGCAAATAACGTAGGGCATGACGGTGTGAGGTTTGCAAAAGAAATAGAGAGGATGAAAGAATTTCCGCATAGATTCATAATACTAGAGTTTTCACTTTCTGATATGATGAACTTCCCAGAGGGGTCAAATATACCAGAAGACGATTGGGGTAAACTTAAAGTTACAAATAAATTTATGCTTAAGAAAATAATGGAGTATCAGATGTACGACAACATTCACGTTATGTTCTGTGACTCTAAAAAGAATGCTAAATGGACTGTCTTGAGTATTTTAAAGAGGGTTAACGAACTTTATGACTTGGGAGACTAAAATGCAACTAAATGTTGATGCTATATCTGATATACATAGCTACGGTTTAGATGTCAAGAATAGAGAGATTTACCTACATGGTTACGTCTGTAATGCAGATGAAGATCCGGGCGTTGAATATAGAATGGCGACCAACTTCTATAAAAATATTAGACTCCTCGACACCATTAACAATGATCCGGTTATAATCCATATGCACAGCATCGGAGGTAACTGGAATGACGGCATGGCTATATACGACGCTATTACGCTCTCCAAGTCATATGTGACAATCATAGCATACGGCCAAGCGGAGTCTATGAGCAGTATTGTTTTACAGGCAGCAGATAAAAGAGTTATGACGCCCAGCTCATACTTTATGTGTCACTTTGGCTCCAGTGGTTACGCCGGTAACTTTTTGGATGTACAGAAAGGTGCGGCCTTCGAGAAAAAATTAACAGATAAAATGTTAGATATATATTCAGAAGTATGCGCCGAAGGAAAGTACTTCAAGGAGCAATACACGGATGTGTCAGAAGAGAAGGTTAAGAATTATCTCAAGAGAAAGCTTAAAGACGGTGATTGGTTCCTCGACGCCCACGAATCCGTTTACTACGGCTTCTCGGACCTAGTTTTAAACACAAGAAAATTTAACTCAATAAATAGCCTAAAATAATGAACTTAAAGAATATAGACGAAGCATGGCTTAATCTTGACGGGGTCAAAGAGTCAGAACTTATAAATCCATTCGACTTAGTTAACTTTAACGAGGATGACGTTCAATACAGAATACTTTGGCTTATGACAAGACCAGAGTATTTTTCGTTTTTGTGCAAGCATATTTTCAATATAAGTTTACTTCCCTCACAGGCACTGTTTCTGTGTGAGCTATGGAACAGAAAGTTCCCCATGCTAATAGCCAGTCGTGGTTTTGGTAAGTCTTTTATCTTATCTCTTTACGCTATGATAAGAGCCTTGGTGCTGCCAGAAAGAAAAGTTGTCATAGTAGGTGCCGCTTTCAGGCAGTCAAAAGTTCTTTTTGAGTATATGGAAACTATTTGGAATAACGCACCTATATTAAGGAGTATGTGTGATGGAAGTAGTGGGCCGAGACGTGACGTTGACCGTTGCGTTATGCGTATTAATAAATCTCGTGTCACTTGCCTGCCTCTGGGGGACGGACAGAAAATTAGAGGCCAGCGTGCTAACGACATTATTTCTGACGAATTTGCTAGTATCCCGAGGGACATTTTTGAGACTGTGGTCGCAGGTTTTGCAGCGGTTAGTTCTGACCCCATTGAAAATGTCAAGAAGATAGCAGCTAAGAAAAAAGCAGCAGAGCTTGGGATTGAAATAGAGCAGGAAAGTGAAGGAGTACTAGAGAAAAAGGACAACCAAATTATCCTTAGCGGTACTGCTTACTATGACTTTAATCATTTTTCTGAGTACTGGAAAAAATGGAAGAGCATAATAAGAAGTCAAGGCAAAATAAACAGACTCAGGGAGATATTTGGAGAAGACCCACCCAAAGATTTTCACTGGAAGGATTATTCTATAATCAGAGTTCCTTACGAACTTCTCCCAGAGGGCTTTATGGACGCCTCACAGGTCGCCAGATCGAAGGCGACGGTCCATACTGGAATATACCAAATGGAGTTTGGAGCGTGCTTTACACGCGATTCTCAGGGCTTCTTTAAGCGTACCCTGCTAGAGAGCTGCGTTACCGATGACACTGGAAAGATCAAGGATTCTAACGGTAAGGAGATATGCTTTCAGGCTCAACTAAGGGGGGTCTCAGACAAAAAATATATTTTTGGTGTTGACCCAGCGTCGGAAGTAGATAACTTTAGTATCGTTGTTATAGAAGCTAATCCGGACCACAGAAGGATAGTTCACTGCTGGACTACGAACAGGGAGCAGCACAAAGAAAAAGTCAAGAGTGGATATTCCAAGGAGAGCGACTTTTACGCCTACTGCGCCCGTAAGATTAGAGACCTCATGAAGATATTTCCATGCGTCCACATAGCAATGGATGCTGGGGGTGGCGGCATAGCTGTAATGGAGTCGCTCCACGACAACGATAAAATCCAAGAAGGTGAATTCGCTATCTGGCCAGTAATAGACGAGGATAAACCCAAAGACACTGATGATAACAGGGGCTTACATATCTTAGAAATGTGTCAGTTTTCCAAGTACGACTGGTTAGCAGAAGCTAATCACGGACTCAGAAAAGATTTTGAGGACAAGGTGTTATTGTTTCCAATGTTCGATACCGTCAGTCTTGGGATAGCCAATGCAGAGGATGGGCTAAAAGGAAGAACATACGACACCCTAGAACAATGTGTCATGGAGATAGAAGACCTTAAAGATGAGCTTACTATGATCCAGATTACCCAGACAGCAACTGGTCGTGACAAGTGGGATACCCCAGAGACAGTTATAGGCACAGGTAAAAAGGGTAAGCTGAGAAAAGACCGTTACTCGGCACTGCTTATGGCGAATATGTCCGCCAGAACACTCGCTAGGATACCTCCAGCAGCGGAGTATAATTTTTATGGAGGGTTCGCCACGATAGAAAAAACCGACAGTAAGGGTGAAGATTATAGCGGCCCCAACTGGTTCACCGATAATATGAAGAACCTCTATTGATTTGTGTATAATACAATAGCAGTTCAATTACAATTCAATTACTTCAAGATTGGTACCAAATATGTCAAAAGAAGACTCCTTTATAACATGGAATGATTCTGATCATGACAGCAAAGCTAAGGCTTTTGAATCTTTTTCCGAATCCCTAGACTCATACGAGGGTATCGCAAAAGGTTACCACAGGGACTTTCTAGACATTGAGCCTAATAGATCTGTCCGCCCACAGTTTGGTCCAAATGACTACTATGCGTTCAGACCTAACGAAGCGACCCCTAAAAAACAAAAGCGAGCCATAAAATTATGCATGGACGCCTATGAAAAAGTGGGAATCGTAAGAAACGTGATAGATCTTATGGGTGACTTCGGGTGCCAAGGTATAAACATCGTCCACGAAAGTAAAAGTGTTGAAAAATTCTATAAACAGTGGTTCAAAAAAATTGAGGGGAAGGAGAGGTCAGAAAGGTTTCTGAATAATCTCTACAAGACAGGACAGGTCTTTGTGTACAGAAGCTACGCAAACATAACGCCAGAAATCAAAAAGTATATGAGGTCTATGGCAAATGATATCAGACTTGAGGTTCCTGTAACTGAGCAGAATGTAGTGCCTTGGAGATACAATTTCTTCAACCCCATGAATATAGATATGAAAGACGGGGCAATCAGCCTTTTCTTCGGAAGAAAGAGTTTCGAGCTTTCGTCGAGCACTTTCTTTGATAACTTTAAGGATAATTCCATTCCTGCCAAGATAATGGAGACCTTACCCGCAAACGTTAAGAACGCCATGAAGTCTGGCCAAAAAAAAATAGACTTAGAACCAGAGAGACTCAGCGTTTTCTACTACAAGAAGGATGACTGGCAGCAGTGGGCATACCCCCTCACGTACGCAATTCTAGACGACATCATTATGCTAGAGAAGATGAAGCTGGCAGATCTTTCAGCTTTGGACGGGGCCATTTCTAATATAAGACTTTGGACCATAGGTAGTTTAGATCACAAAATACTTCCCAATAAAGCGGTAATTAACAAACTTAGAAACATTCTCGCCAGTAATGTTGGTGGCGGAACAATGGAGTTAGTTTGGGGTCCAGAACTCTCTTACACTGAATCAAACAGTCAAGTTTATAAATTCTTAGGCTCTGAAAAATATCAATCCGTTTTAAATAGCATATATGCAGGATTAGGCGTTCCACCTACGTTGACCGGCATCGCAGGTCAGAGCGGTGGATTTACGAATAACTTCATTTCCCTTAAAACCCTTGTTGAGAGACTCCAGTACGGCAGAGATCAGCTCACAAAGTTTTGGCAAGCAGAAGTCGAACTTGTAAGAAAGTCTATGGGCTTCAGAAAGTCAGCACATATTGTATTTGATCAAATGAGCTTATCTGACGAATCTTCAGAAAAGCAGCTACTCATACAACTTGCCGACAGAGATATTATTTCACACGAAACCATCCTTGAAAGGTTCAAGGAAATTCCAGATGTGGAAAAAGTCAGGCTGAAACGCGAGGGGTCGGAGAGAAATGGTGAAAAGATACCTCCAAAGGCCAGTCCTTTTCACAATGCCAACCAGAAGCTAGAAATAGAAAAAATGGAAAAGCAAAGCACGCTTGACGAGAAAAAGGAACAGGATGCACCCAAGGCACCGCAAAATGACAACGGAAGACCGCCGTTCCGCCTAGACGATAAGCCAAGAAAAAAGAGGGTTGACACACCAAAGTCTAAGCCGGGCGTTGCCGAACTTTTTGTCTGGGCATCTTCCGCATTTGAAGAGGTAAATGTTCTTTCGCAGGGGTATCTCGCATCCAAGGACAAGTCAGATATGAGACAGCTAACAAAAGACGAAACAAAAGAGCTTGACAACCTTAAGCTCTACGCATTTCTTAATTTAGAGCCTATGTCTAGTGTCTGCAATTCTTCCATTCATGCTGCCATATCCAACGGTAGCAACACCCTTTTCTCCGATTTTAAAGATATCAGGTCAAATACCTCAACGTTGCAGGACTACAAAAATCACGTAATAGCGAAATATGTGGAGTCATTATCACGCTAAAATTATCGTTTTTGATATTTTTTTTACTTTTTTGTGTATAATCTTGTGAGGTAAAAAAATGACCATAAAAATATACCAAAAAGAAGTAGATGACGGCATTGGCGATCTTGTCAAAAGCACCGCCAGTGTCGCCTATTGCTCTGAAGCAACCGTCAACAAAGGTTCTCTGGAAGCCGCTAAAGAGATCATATCTGATCAAGAAGTTTTAGACAGAGTTGTTGCAGAGAATAAAGACCAAATAGACTTGTACTATCTGGAGTCGGTCTTAGTTTCATGTGGCTGGAATAAGAACGATGATGTATTCTTACCAGAAGCTACGTGGGCAGCAAGAGGCACCCCAGAAGACAAGCAATTCAATTTTATGCACGATGAAAACGATATCATCGGACATATTACCGGAAGTTATGTTCTAACCAAAGACGGTAAGGCTGTTGCTGAAGACGAAGCAGAAATGCCTGAAGATTTTGATATCATAACACAGGCTGTATTATACAACAGTTGGACCGGCCCTGAAAACCAAGAAAGAATGAAGAAAATTATTGCTGAAATTGAAGAAGGCGAATGGTACGTTTCTATGGAATGTCTATTTGCCGGTTTTGATTATGCTCTAATTGGAACAGAAGGAAGTGCCAAAATCCTTGCTAGAGATGAGGAGTCAGCGTTCCTGACAAAGCATCTTAGGGCTTATGGCGGAACAGGTGAGTATGAAGGATATAAAGTTGGTAGAGCATTAAGAAATATTTCTTTTTCAGGTAAGGGTTTAGTGGCTAAACCTGCCAACCCAAGAAGTATAATTATTAAATCTGTCGCATTTGAAGTAGACCACAATTCTAATTTTCATATAGGAGAATTTACTATGGCTGAGAACCTTTTAGAGAAGCAGTTGGACGATGTTCGCACTGAACTCGCTTCTGCAAAGGCCGAAAATGAGGCTATCAGAGCTAAGATTGAAGAAGCTAAAGACAATGAGTTTGCTTCTCGGGTTGAAGCTTTTGAAAGCACAATCGAAGAAAAAGACTCTAGCATTGCTGAACTCGAAGAAAGTATCAAGAGCACTCAAGCTCGCGTTGCCGAACTCGAAGACGCACTTGCTAAGTCACAAGAAGAACTTTCTGTCGCCATGAAAGACATGAAAGACATGAAGAAAAAAGAAAAGGTTGAGAAGAGAAAGGCAGCTCTCACGGCAGCCGGTCTCAACGAAGAAGAAATCGAAGATTCCTTAGCGAGCTTTGATGCTTTGGAAGACGAAGCCTTTGACACTGTTGTCGCCCTTATGAATAAAAAGGAAGACAAAGAGAAAAAGGAAAAAGAAAAAGCGACTCCAGACAAGCCGTCTGCGGCTACTGAAGAAGAAGCTGAACAAGAAGTAGAAGCTGAAGCTGAAGCGGAAATTTCTCCAGAAGCTTTCGAGGAAGTAGAAACCTCTGAGGCAACCTTGGTTGAAGCCGAAGTGGAAGACGAAATGGAAGCTACCAGAGCTAGCGTTGCTAACTGGTTAGAGAATCACGTACTTAACAAATAAATTAACAGGAGATTTAATCATGGCTCTTAAAGCAGATAGATATGAAGAATCAACCGACATCAGCTTCTTCTACAACGCTAGCACAGCTACTCGCGGTGGTGTTGTTGTTTTAGACGATGGCGGCCAAGCTTCTGGTGCAGCTCTTGACCAAGGTGAAAACCTCGTCAAGTATAAGGCTGCTACCAAAAACGACATTCCAGTTGGTATCCTTCTTAACGACGTTGTTAACAAGGACTTGACTAGAACTCATCTCAACCAGTACAAAGACGAAGTTCAGAAGGGTGGCAAAGTCACCATCATGACTCGTGGGTGGGTTGTAACTAATAACATCGAAGGTACACCAAAAGCTGGCGAAAAAGCTTATGCTGTAGGCGTCGGCGTTGGAGATGCAACCGCAGGTTCGCTGACAAACGCCACGCTGTTCACTGGAGCTTCGGGCGCTTTGTGCGTTGGGCGTTGGATGTCTCGCAAAGACGCTGACGGATACGCTAAATTGTATGTCAACCTTCCTCATAACGCGTAATTAATCGCCCATTTAAAGGAGATATTAATATGTCATTCACAGAAAGACCTAGTGATGAATTCATTTCATTGCTTAAAAAATCGGGCGACAGCGATCAGAATGTCGCTTACGCTGCCCAAAGAGAGTTTGCCAAGGCTCTTGAACTTCCCCTCCGTAAGGGTGTTCTCGTTGGTAATATTCTCGGGAATATTTTTGAAACCATCAATGTTGAGCCGGGAGCCTCCACTGAGTATCCGCTCGACTTGATTTCTCCGGGACTTGAGGGTGAGCACGTAGCTTACACCAATCCGGGTCATGGTCGCGTACCAGAGCGTGCGGTCGAAAGCGACTATGTCATGATTCCAACCTATAGCATCACAAGTAGCATTGATTACTTGCTTCGATATGCTAGAGAGGCTCGTTGGGATATTGTAGGCCGCGCTATGCAAGTGCTTGAAGCCGGATTCGTCAAAAAGATGAATGACGACGGATGGCATACTATTCTTGCTGCTGGTGTTGACCGTAATATTTTGGTTTATGACGGTGACGCGACGGCTGGAATGTTCAGCAAGAGATTGGTATCCTTGATGCAGACTGTTATGCGCCGTAATGCTGGCGGTAACACTGGATCTGCCAATCGTGGTCGTCTGACAGACATCTACGTTTCTCCAGAAGCTCTGGAAGATGTTCGCAACTGGGGTCTGGATCAGATTGATGAAGTAACCCGTAGAGAGATCTATACCGCTAGCGAAGGCGGCGCTCCGATCACACGTATTTTTGGTGTGAACTTGCATGATCTCGATGAGCTTGGAGAAGGTCAGGAATACCAGACGTTCTTCAGCGACGGTCTTGGTGGTTCTGTTCAAGGTGCCGACCTTGAGCTGGTCGTTGGTATTGACCAAGGAGCTAATGATAGCTTCATCATGCCAATGAAGCAGAATGTAGAGGTCTTTGAAGATCCTACTCTGCACCGTCAACAGAGAGCTGGTTACTACGGCTTTGCTGAACTTGGCTTTGGTGTTCTTGACAATAGAAGAGTTATTCTTGGCTCGTTCTAAGATCAACTGTCACTAGTCATCGTAAGAAGAGTCACTCTCATATTCTTGGGAGTGGCTCTTTTTTGTGTATAATACTATATAATCGTACAATCTCTTTTTAGGAATTTTAGTAGGAGTTTTTAAAATGGCAGCTTTATCAGATTATCTAGAGTCTGGTTTGTTACACCATATTTTTAGAGGCCAATCCTTCCCAAAACCAGAAAATATTGCTATAGCCCTTACTAGCGGCGTTCCAAGCGATGCAAACACGGGCGTTGCTCACTACAAGGCTGGTGGAACCTATGACATTGCCTACCTGCCTGAGTTACCATCTGGGGACTCCAACGGTAATCCCACTGGATATGGTAGAGTTAGTCTTGGTAAGCCTGAAGATGGTGGCAATGGAGTATGGACTTATCACGCAGATGACCACGCGGTTGGTAGTGGTGTCGTTAAAAATACAAATGCAATAACCTTTGATGTAGGTGAAGCTTCTCCAGCTTTAGTAGACTGGGGATGGGTATCAGGCATAGCCATAGTTGACTCTGGCGAGTATGGAACTGGAAATGTTCTTATGCACGCGGCATTGGATAACCCAAGGGTAATCTACGCAGGGGACACCGTAAAATTTGATGTGTCTACCCTGCAAATAAGCTTCAAATAATTATAAAGGTTTCTTAAATGATTTTAAGTAAGTCTGCATATCTCGATAAAATTACTGGTTTACTACCGGATAACTCAACTCAACAGATCTCACCAGAAGACCTGAGAGAAAGCCTTGTAGATTTAGTCGACTCTGTTCATTTATTTTTAGATGGACGGGAGATAAATACCCTTAATTTTTCTTCGCCAAACTTTAGAACAACTATTGGCGGAGACTTAGCATTAGAGAAAATCAATCTAGTAAATAGACTCAGTATTGATAATACAGCTTATGGGTATGCAGCACTTGGGGCAAACTACATCAGTAGCGGTAACACCGCAGTAGGCTCCTATGCGCTTGGTTGTAACCTTCAGGGAACCCACAATGTGGGTGTTGGACTTAATGCCCTTGGCGGCAACGTAAATGGATCTGGCAACCTTGGCTTAGGAAATTTTTCACTCTTATCCAATAAGCATGGCGATTTCAATATCGCTATTGGTCATGGCGCTGGACACTTCGTTCAGATTGATGATGATTTTCAGTTCTTTCTAGGTGTTTATCCCGGCTTTGATCAGGAACATACCTGTGACATAGTGGCTGGATCAGGAGCAAGACCTCTTCTCTACGGTAAGCTGGACGATCTGCTTTTAGGTGTAGCAATGCCCTCCACGCATTCTGATGGGGGTACTCTACAGGTGTCTGGGGACATCACGCCTTTTGCTAGCGGTCAAAGCAAACTAGGTACCTCCAAGTACGCCTTTGCTTCAATTAATGAGGTGATGCACTTCTCCGGAGGTAAGGTTGGCCTAGACACAGAGTCCCCTTCCGGAGACCAAGGTCTTGTCACTTCCAAAGGTAATATTGTACCGCATGAGAATGGTATATATTCCCTAGGCCACAAAGACCTTAAATGGGATGGTTGGTTCAATGACGTTGTTGTTAGCGGACAACTACATGCCAACATAACGCATTTCAACCATATAGACGAATGTTTCTACGATTGCAAAACTCTCCATCTAGCGACTAGTGGTCTTTGCGACTCGTCCGATATGGGCTTTACAACCAATGGTCAGCCTTGCGGGTTCTTGAGCGATGAAGCGTTAGACGGAGCTGGCCTTGAAATACACTCCAGTGGGGCAGACTATAGAAATAACTACCATTTCCTCTACAGATTCCCAGATACCAGCCTAAGCTCCTGCTCCTTAGAGGAAGACTCTAAATACTCCAGATCAAGATGGCAGTCAAATATATCACTTGAGGTTACATCTGGCAAACATATACAGACAGACAGAGTTCTAGGACCAAGAGACAAACTTACCCTGCTTACTCAGAGTGGATGTTTTGGAATATCCCTAAGAACAGATCTAGCAACTGCGGCCAACAGGCTTGACTTCGGCCCTGTCACCATAATTGATAGTGGATTTTGCAATGAGAAAAGCTTCAACTTCGTGTCGCCATCTGGAGACTACACGATGCCAGATGGTAATCCCAGTGGCCATGACCTATCTGTTATGTTTGGAAGCGTTGATTCCGGAGTTAAGGTAACGCAGAAGTTTGGTTCTAGAATTAAAAACTGTAGCACCATACGAGGGTTCAGTTGGGTGTACCACGATGAGTTTGACTCCGTGGCTTCTAACTGTGACCAGTTAAACTGAATAGCAACCCATTAGGACAATCAATAAAGGTTTTTTAGATGAAAGATAGATTTTCACTACATGTAGACGACGGGCAACCGGAGATTCTGGAAGCTTTTACGGTATTGAGAAATGGATTTACCGTAGGTTCTCCTGATGGCCTTGTTGGTATAACCAATATCACGCATTCAGATAGCGAATCTCCGATACTTCCAGAGACAATCTTTAATACCCAGTCCGAGAAAAAGTCTAGCGTAAGATTCTCTTCCAGAGGTTTCTATGATAGCTCTATTGAGCTGCTTGGAAACGGGAACTCAAAAGCCTCTGGACTGCTAATCTCATATTCTCCCGGATCAAGAAAAGCCGACTTCTCCCAGATATTTCCAGATGGATGTACCGGCAAAGAGATTGGTTTTCTCTCCGCCCACTCCAATAACTTTGTTGGAATAGGCACAACTAAGTTTAACGCCTCTACTAAATTCACGCCCAACTCCCCACTGACAATCTGGCATAGCGGCACAACAAATAGTGGTACCATTGCCCTAAAGGAGCAGGCTTCTGCGCCAAGCCCCAATTCGTCGTTTGGAAAAATCTTTGTAAAACCCATTTCATCTACCAAGCAAAGCCTCTTCTTTTTAGATGATGCGGGCGTAGAGTATAACTTGACCCACCCTCACGATGGGGATGGAGACGCGGGGAACCTAAAGACTGATGAAGTACAGAATACATTCGGCGGAAAGTTTGCTCCGTATTCTTCATATGGCTTACTGCACAACACACAGGTAGCACAAAATACGCTACTTGGCTTTTCTGCCGGTTTTAAACTGAGTACCGGAGACAGAAATACAGTCATTGGCTGCAATGCCGGTAGCGGGTTGATAGATGGAAGTAACAATACCATATTTGGATCTTTCAATGCTACAAATGTTGACACAGACAATATGGTGATCCTTGGACAGTACAACCTGACACCTGAACTCATATTAAATAGTGATAACCAGACACCACCACAACCGCTCAAAAATAATATTTTAATCGGTAGCGGCCTCGCTAGAGATTTGGATCTAGACCCATTTACGATGCTAATTGGTTTTGGCGAACACCCATTAGTCCGCGCAGGCTTAGGAACCACTTCAGAAAGATTCTTCTCTGTAGATTCTGCTGGTTTTCAGAAGGCAAAACTCTCTGTCACAAGTTCTGATAATGTATTCAGCCTGACTGATGCAACAGAGTTGACAGACCACATTGGAGTGGCTAACATTGGCATCTTAGAGTTTCAAGACCTAAGAGCTTCATTGCAGCATAGAGGCATGGCCTCAATGAGGTTTGTCAATCAATTTTCTCAGGAGCAGACGCTCGTTGATTTTGTTCCGAGCGGCCTCATTCCAAACCCCGCTCCATCATTCACCAAACCAGCAAGCCCAACACCATTTATGGCTGTTAGTGGAGACTTATATGTCAATGGCTGCATAAGGTTCTCTGACGAAACAGTGCTTTGTGGGGCTGGAGATCGCAATCTATTTGCAGACTCTGGAATTAAAAAGAACGTTGACAGTACAAGGAGTACGTTCACTCTAGATTATACAAATTTAAATTTTGCGGACAGCTTAACACCTAGCGTTGACGCTGGACTTAGCTACCTATCCCTCGAAGTTCCTTCTGGATCTGTCAGGAAGATGGGTAAAATCAGTATACAAGGTTTGGCAAATTATGTCTCTAGTGGGCACGCATCGGTAGCAGAAAACTGCAACCTCGTATGGTCTGACATCACTTCAGAGAACAGAATCGACACGATCAATAACTCAGGTACTGTATTCATAGGTTGTGAGGTAGGCGTAGAATCGACGGGATGGAAGAACTCGATCTTTATAGGTCAGCAGGCTGGAGCCTACAGTACTGTGGCCAACACCAGCCTAGCTACTGACACGGCTCCTATTTTTATTGGATACCAAGCAGGTTACGACTCAGATGACTTAGATAATACAATTGCTATTGGCACCGCAGCCGGTAAAAACGCAGATGAATCTGCCGACTCTATCTTCATAGGCTCAAGCGCTGGTCTCAACGCGTCTGGCAACAGAAATTCAATAGGTATAGGTGAGAATGCGCTAAACGGACTAGATACGCCGGGACATGACTCACTGGGTGGAAATAAGAACATAGAAATAATAACCGGCCTAGACAACGATGAAAGACTGCTCTACTCCAGTGGTAATCTTAATAGTAGAATCAATATACAGAATATTATAGCTGGGGACCACAGCAAGAAGTTCATAAGTTTAGGGGACGCAAGAGTTTCCCCAATCTATCCAGTAGAGTCTAGAAAAGATGACACCCTATCAACGGCACACAACGATATAGACGTGATACATGGATGGTTCAACAACAACTCTTCTGTTGGACTTGTTGACTCCTCGGGGGATTACAGGACTATCCACGGCGATGCGGGAGGTATTGAGGCTTGGTTTGGTTCTTATGAGGGCTTTGTTACAGAGCAGATAAACGCTCCATCTTCTTATTCAAGTCCCACGAGCGGACTTATGCGTACTCAGACTCACAGAAATAGTTTTGGAACAGACAATCTCGTTTGGGTAACTAACAGAGATCCAAAACTCGTCATCCACGGTCCGGGTTCTGATGGTGGAGCAGCTTTCGTTGTAACCGCCCGCGTCAATGGAGAAAACAGGCCAGTTTACATAAGCTGTTCTGGAGACGGCTCTTAAATAGGATTCTGAAATGACTCAGTGCTGCCAATGCGATGGCGTTACTCCTCCCCCACCACCAGTAGGGTCTTGCTGCTACGGATGCGTAACTGCGGATCGGCTATGCACAGATAACATCAGTGAAGGAGACTGTCTGAGCTTGCCTTGCGGAAAGTTTTATCCTGACCAGACCTGCGGACAAACTAATTGTACCGTTACTTGCTTTATTGGTGATTCTATTGTCATTTCGCAAGACGGACCAAAAAAGATATCTGATATCACAATTGGTGATAAAGTAAAGACCACTTGGGATAATTTTAATACGGTACTACACTTAGAAAGAACTAAACTTGGCGGCAGAAGACTAGTCTCAATAAATGGTAGTGATTATTTCTTCTCTGACGATCACCCTATTTTTACATCCAGAGGTATAAAGTCTTGTGATGTAGAGTCATCCAGAGCCAGATACACTGACATCGACTTTGTTGGTGAGCTACGAGTGGGCGATTTAATCAACACGCCAGAAGGCGCTTCACAAGTACGCTCCATAGAGTTCAAAGAAGCAGATCCCGACACAGATTTATTTGACTTAGGCATAGATGGAAACCATTTATACTTTGTCAATGACTTGTTATTTCATAATTGCACATTTATGAGATTATGCTGCTACGATTCCAGTGACACTCTACTTGACTGTGTAAGTGCGGTACACACGTCATGCGGAAGAGACGTTAGTGAGGTTGATTGCTGCAAAAACCAGATGTCTGAGCCTGATCGCAGTAATGTGGTTTCAGCCAGACAAACATTCAGATGCAACCAATGTCCCAATACTACTACAACAACAGTGGCCCCAGTCGGAGCTTGCTGCACGGCAGGTGTCGAGGGTGGATATTGGTGCCAAGACAGCAAGACGTATGCTCAGTGCGCGGCGGAAGGTAGCGGCTTCCCCCATAATAAATGGCACAAAGATGTTCTCTGCGCGACAGAGCCTTGCCCAACCACCACCACCACGGCAGAACCGTTAGGCTGTTGCCTAGACGGTGATTGTCGCTCTGACCTTGATCCTGATACGTGCGAGGCACTTGGTGGATCGCCACTAGCCGTTCCGTGCTCACAAGCTGGTGATGATGCTTGTGTACCCTGCTGTTGCCCAGAGTCAGTAGACATTACAGTTACCTCAGTTAATGACGCCGATGATTGCTGTGACCCCGATCCAACGATTAACCTATTCTTCAAGGCTGATGGCAGAAAGTCAGAGGCAGAAGTCGGCAACAGATGTAATGATACGATGCGGTATGAAGCTAATGGTGATTGGTTAACAGAGGAAATACTGTGTGATTTAAATGTCGACATACCGTCGATGAATGGAAACTGGACAGGTGCAATGTCTTGCGACCCCGGAGAACCGGCAACATCCAAGATAAAATGGAAAAAACTTCTCGATAATGGCGCGGTTCAAGGAGAATGTGGTTTAAATTTCCAAGTAAGTGCTCAATCTGCCTGCGATACACAGCCTGAATTGATAGCAGATAAGCTTACATGTAGCGATGGAGGCACCGCTGCCGGTTGCTTTTGTTGTGGAACTACCACAACTACAGAAGAACCCCAGTGCGATGAATGCTTAACCCCACCGTGTTCAGACAATGATGTAAGAGACGGCTGTGACCCACAAGGAGAGTGTGTTAAACTAAAAGCCCCTCATGGTGATGATGATGGGGCAGGTGGTATCATAAGAACAGTTCTGAAGTGTTGCAACGATGACGGAGATACACAGTCGGTCGTCTGTGAAGAGAAAGCGGGTTGCTGCTGCTGTTGTCCGGACGGGTTCGATATATGCCAAGAGTGCGATAATGGCCTCTCTACGTGTCAAGAGAATAAAGACTGCTGGTTTCAAGAGGAGGGTCAGTGGGGGATGATGGAGTGGAATTCAGATAACGCCTGTGGCGGTGTTGACTGCTGTTCTCCAACATCTGAAACAATGACCGACGCAGCTGGCACACGTCCGGTCAACGAAGCCATAAGTGTACCTGCGTCAGCCGGATGTTGCGCTAACTGTCCAGACGGTAGCAGCGCAATCCATCGTACCATACCAGACTACAAGAAAATCACTGATCGGTGGCTTTGGTGCAATGCGTGGATTTGGGCTTGCTGTACAGGCGTGGATTCTTATATGGAAGGCAAATGTTTTCACACCAACGACGCCACTTGTATGAACGAACTCGATGGAACCTTTCATGAAGGCAAAACATGTGACGACGTAGCTAGTGGTGGAGAAGGAGCACTTTGCGATGGAGATGATGAGCTGGGGCGATGCTGTTACGGGCGTAGCGCAGCAGATCCTTATCCAGATTGCATAGCACCAACACTCGACGACCCCGGTGCTAGATGCGAATGTGAAGTCGTTACCAAAGCTGAATGCGATGACCGTTTTCTTCTCGGAGGAGTTTGGGGTGGTGCTGGAACAGACTGTAATGATGATCCCTGCAATAAAGCTATACCAACAACAACCGCAGAGCCAGATAATAAAGGGGCTTGCTGTTGGTGTCAGCGATCACCTTTGCTTCCGTGGCCTTTGATCGAATCGACCGTATGCGAAAATTTAACAGAAAACGAATGCAAAGATAAGAAAAATGGTAAATTTTATGGGGCTGGAAGCAAATGTAACACCATCCACTGCCCCGAACGTTGTGGGGTTGATGAAGAGGGGATTTGCTGTATTTGTAAGGGTGATCCAGACGGAACCGGCGGTCTCATCAACGGCGACGTATCTTCCCACGGACTCGAAGACTCCGAGAATGAGTGTCGTGCACGAGCAGATGCCATCGACGAATACAAATTCCTTTCATTCCATCCGGGGAGTACCGAACACTCTATTTGCGTAGACACGCACGGAGAGGATTGCGGTGACGATGGTCCTCCGGGTGAAGAAGAATGGGCCTGCTGCATAAACACTTTTGGCGGTGCCGGTGCGCCGCTTGAGAGCGCGTGCAATATGATGACACAGGCGTTATGTGACGCCCTCGGTGGTTCTTTCAATCAAGGTCAAACCTGCGATGACGTTGCTGATGGAGTAGGAACTGCGTGCCACGGCGGCGGCATGGGCGGCGGCGGAGGCGGCGGAGGCGGCGGAGGCGGCGGAGGCGGCGGAGGCGGCGGAGGCGGCCCTGACCCCGATCCCGATCCCGGCCCTGATCCCGATCCCGATCCCGGTCCCGGCCCCGATCCTGATCCCGGCGTCGGTATCGACCCCGAAGGTCCGGGTGGCGGCGGCGTTGGAGACTGTACCGGTACTTGTAATTACATTTACACTAACGGTAGGTGGCATCATACCCCGTACAGCTTATCCAGCGCCGATGCGTCAGTACTATCTTCCCTAAATATAGATCTACATGAAACTGACGGTATTTTCATAGACACCACAACAAATTACCCGTGGAGTACATGCGACACTGGTTGCGAATGTTTACCCGGTTGGCTTGGCTCAACCACTGGGCCTGCTGAAAGTCTGCTCAATGAGTTAAATCCTGATGCTGACGACGGTACCGTCGCTAGTTTAAACTGTAGATCAGAAAACGCAGGCATATGCTGTGTATGCAAGTATGACGAAAGCGGAGGAGAGATATCTAGTCTTGGTTATTCCTTGACTGAGCAGGAGTGTAAAGACAAGGCACAGGGCACCAATGCGAGCGGTTACGAATATCGTGGGTGGCATCAAGGCTTTTTTAGCCTCTCTACTTGCACAGATAACCATGTTTCTCCGTGCGAATGTGGTTCATGCACAACCACCTCTTCACCAACCACAACATCCGACCCCGGCGGTGGAGGCTCTGGTCCATCCGATCCAACTGGAGCTTGTTGTTATGCCACAGACTATTCACTAGGTGGTGAATACATATATTTCTGTAACTCTGAAGTAACTGAAAGCACCTGCATGTCTTACCCAGATGCACAAGAGGCACTGTGGCACGAAGGCGTGTCATGTGAGGATATCTCATGTCCCGACCTCACCGTTCAACCAAGCTCCTACTCTAGTGGCGGAGGAGAACCAAGTGGTTCTGGAGACCCAAGTGGCTCTGGAGGCTCAACAACTGGAGAGCCAAGTGGTTCTGGAGACCCAAGCGGATCATATGGATACTATTAACACAAACAAAACCACAGAAAAGGTGTATTATATATTAGACCAAGGAACTTTTTTTAGGAGAATAAGATGGAAAAGACATTGACGATTGGGATGGCTCATTACTCTGATTACCACGGAGTATTCTTTACTATTCAGGACATAATCAAGGAGCTAGCCTTTAATCTAAGGAGGGATTTACTTTCCCAGATAGAATTTTTGATTGTGGAAAATAACAGCAGTTGCCCCCACGCAAAGGCTGTCAAGAATTTTGCCGCAAAGCACAGAGGAATGGTACGGGTTGTTGATCTGGATGAGAAACAGGGCACTTCTTGTACTAGAAACAAGATAATTGAAGAGGCCACTACTAATTTTGTAATGGTGATGGATTGTCACATACTCCTTTGTCCAGTAGTAGACACACTAGATAAATTACTACAGTTTATAAACTATAACTCAAAGTCTGAAGACTTATACTCTGGTCCATTAGTCTTTGATAACATGAGAGAAATCTACACTCACTTTAACGATGAGTGGGGAGGAGGCATGTGGGGCAGATGGGGCACTGCTTGGCGTTGCGTATGTGAAGCCTTTAACTTCTCCGTAGTCCCAGAAGGTAAAAAATGCAAGTTTGTATCATTAGATACTCAGCAGGAATTAAAGAAGTGTGGATACTGTGAGAGAAACTTTCCGTCTGACATAAATCACGCTGGACACGAGGGCAAGCTTTCATCAGAAGGTTTTGACAGAATAGGTTTTGACGCCAAGGAAAAGCCTTTTGAGATTTTCGCCCAAGGCTTAGGACTCTTTCTTACCAGAAAAAATTCTTGGTTGAAATTCAACGAAGACCAGTCAGGATTTGGCGGAGAAGAATGCTACATACACGAAAAATACAGGCAAGCCGGAAGAAAGTGTGTTTGCCTTCCCTTCCTGAAGTGGATACATAGATTTGGAAGACCAGAGGGCGTGCAGTATGGAGTGTCTACAGAACAAAAGCTCAAAAACTATATTTACGAATTTAAAGAATTGGGTTTAGATCCTACCCCACTTAGGAGACATTTCATTGGTGAGCTAAATGTATCCGAACAGTTCTTCAACGATACTTGGGGTAGTGAGCCTGAAAAGCCAATCGAAAAAGACCTTGAATCTGAAATAGTTGCTCTCCAGAATAAGCTAAAAAAGCTACAAGGTAAAAAATGTTGTAAAAATAAATAGAGAGAATATAAATGGCACTTATACTTTCAGACAGAGTAAAGGAAACAACAACTACCACTGGCACCGGGAGCATCACGCTCGCCGGTGCTTTTGGCGGTTTTGAGTCCTTTAGTTCCGCGATAGGTGATGGCAATTCAACCTACTATACACTAGAAAACGATACTAGGTTTGAGGTTGGTATTGGAACCTACGATACTGACACAAACACTCTGTCCAGAGACACCGTGCTGCAAAGCTCTAGCGGTGACGCAAAGATCTCTCTTGACGGCCTGACCGTCGTCTTCTGTACATACCCGGCAGACAAGGCGGTTTTCCTAGACGCTAATGACAAATTGTCCCTTGAGTCCACAAAGGTAGGGCTTTCTGGGGTAAATGCTCACAGTATAAACTCAGACGGCGATGTTGGCATAAGCGGCCTTTTAACGCTGAGGAGAACTTCGGCGGGCAACTTCTTCCATGCCTACGTAGACGACTCTAACGATAGAACTATCTCACTATATCATGACGGCACATCTTCTCCCGACTGGAAGCTAGGGCTTAAAAATTCACCAAGCAATTCAGGTGAAGCACCGTCATACGCCTATGTCTATGCCGGAGATGGTACCGCTGGCATTTACTCTAACAGTGATAACAGTATTAATCTGTCACACGGCGGCGGCTTTAATGTCGTCAACAAGGGTAATACAATACTTACGGCATATAGCACAACTGGCGTATCGGTAAATTCTTTTTCCACCACAAATCCCTCTCTAATAATCAAGGCCACTGCTGCACAATCTGCCAATATTCAGGAGTGGCAAGACAGTGCGGGTACAGTTTTATCTTGCGTGACTAAGGACGGAAATGTCGGCATCGGGACGGATTCACCAGACTATACTCTTGATGTTGCTGGCAATATTGGTGTCGATGAATATATTCGTCACAACTCGGACTCACATACCTACATTAGATTCCGAGGTGACCAAATTGACCTCGTGGCTGGCAACCTTACGATGCTCACGCTCGATGAAACGTCACAGGATATTGTTAGAATTAACAACGGCGGAAATGATATTGATTTTCAGGTTAAGGGTGAGAATGAAAATCATCTCATAAGAACAGATGCTGAGAATGATAGGGTTGGGATTGGTACAGACACCCCCAACTTCCTTCTCGATGTCAGAGGAAGCGGTTCATTTGAAACCCTACGCTTTTCTGACGAAAGCACTCAAACATCCGCTGGATTGCCGGTGGCTAGCGGTTCTATTGTACACAAGAATGCTTCAGATATAATCGTCGTTTCTGGCATAGCATCTGCTTCAGTAAGTTCGATGCCCTACGCTTCTGGCGAATATTTCATAACAGAGATTAGGGCAAACTCAGCTAGTGGATCAGTAAACGCGGCTGATATATTGGTAGTTTCAGGAATTGCTAATGCGGCTGGACTTCCAGAAGCCAGCGGTGGTAGCATCACAGCCAATACAAACTTAATCCACAGTTCTGGTAATTTTCTCCTAGACAAAATCTCAGCCAGTGGTGCTTCCGTGTCTGGTTTAGCTAATACCGCTACGGTTGCTGTCTCCGGCTACGCGGAGGGTTACGCTAACGTAAAGATAACAAATCTTATCAACGGTGCTCCCGCAGCATTAGACACCCTACACGAGATAGCAGACTCCCTAAATGACAATACAGATTTAGCCGGTTCGCTCACAACACTCATAACAAACAACACCACCTCAATAGATAACTTAAATATATTTGACGAAGTGAGGGTTGCTGGGCAAGACCACGTTGTAGCTACCACAAATAGTGATATCCTAACACTTGCTGCCGGTGATAATGTCACCATAACTACGTCTGCTGCTAGCGATACTATCACAATCTCCGCAACAGACAATGACGCCGGTGTTTCTTACAATCGAGGTGAAATCAGGCTCAACTCTGCATCCGGGGAGTTCCACCTTGGGGAAATTAGAACCAACTCTGCTTCAGGGGCGTTTAACGCTGGTCTGATTAATAATTCTGGTGTATACTGGCTAAACGAGATTAGAGCTAATTCCGCAAGCGGTTTGGTTATTTCAGGAATAGCATCAGCCGGTGGATCATCCCTCCCGCACTCATCTGGTGACTTTTACCTTTCAGAAATCAGAACTAACTCTTCGTCTGGCAACTTTAATCTTACAGAGATTAGAGCTAACTCTGCTTCTGGAGCAGCGAATGTTGTAGATATCAGAGCAAATTCAGCCAGTGGGGTCACAAATGCCAATGCGATAAATAATTCTGGCGTGTACTGGTTAGGTGAGATTAGATCCAACTCAGCTTCAGGCACAGCTAACTTAACCGAAATCAGGGCTAATTCCGCTAGTGGTAACTTCAACCTGACAGAAATCAGAGCTAACTCGGCTAGCGGAGTAGTGATTTCTGGAATTGCAAATAGTAGCTTAAACGCCATTAATAACTCGGGTGTGTTCTGGCTTGGGGAAATCCAAACTAATTCAGCTTCTGGAGCCGCCAACCTTACCGAGATTAGAGCTAACTCAGCGAGTGGCAACTTCAACCTTACCGAGATCAGAGCTAACTCAGCTTCTGGGGCTGCTAACTTAACAGAGATTAGAGCTAATTCAGCCAGCGGAACCGTGAACGTTAATGCAATAAATGCTTCCGGCGATTTCCTGCTTAATGAGATTACAACAAACAGTGCGAGTGGAAATTTCTCGGCGGGTTCCGGAATAGAACTTCACGGAAAAGCATTCCAAGCCGCAGTTAGTGGAGCTAATCTTTTAGCCACAAATACTCCTACGGACAACTATGTCCCATCTTACGATATTGCTACCGGTCAATTTACTTGGGTAGAGAATGCCGGAGGCGGAGGGGGCGGCGGCAGCATGACTAGCGTCAAGTCTAATGGCTCTGCCGTTGGCGGTTCAGATATAGTTACCCTAGACTTCTCGTCCGACTTTGGTGTTGCAGAAACCCCAGATACAGAGATAAATATTACAATTGGCACACTTAACCAAAATACTACTGGTAGCGCAGCTACCCTGACGACAGCCAGAGCCATAGCGCTAGCAGGAGACGTAACTGGTACAGCTAACTTTGACGGCTCGGTAGGTATTTCTATTACAAGTACCATAGCCAACGACGCTGTAACTTACGCCAAGATGCAAGACACTAGCGCTGACAATAGATTATTAGGTGCCGCTACCGCTGGTACTATCGGAGAAGTACAGGTTGCTACCGCCATGATAGCCGACGACGCTGTTACTTATGCTAAAATGCAACACACCGGCACCGCCAATAGGGTTCTAGGTGCAGCTAGCGCTGGAGTCATTGGAGAAGTTCAGGTTGCTACAGACATGGTGGCAGACGATGCCGTCACTTATGCTAAGATACAGGATGTCACTGCTACAAATAGAATTCTTGGTAGAGATAGTGCAGGAGCAGGAGTCATAGAAGAAATTACTCCTGCAAACCTCAGAACGATGATTAATGTTGAGGATGGGGCTACCGCAGATCAAACTAAATCTGATATAGACGGCCTAGCAATCACTACGGTTGGCACATTAGCTGCCGGAGATGCTACAGCTATTGTCTCCGCAGCATCTACTACGGCTGCTGGTAAAGTTGAATTAGCAACAACTGCTGAAACAACAACTGGTACTGATACAGCAAGAGCAGTAACACCGGATGGGTTGAAAGATGGCTATGAAGGCTCTACTAATGTAACAACGCTGGGCACAATTGCAAACGGCATTTGGCAAGGTACTGCTATAGCACATGCTTATATTGGTGATGACGCTATTGATGGAGATAACATAGCAGACAACGCTGTTAACAGTGAACACTATGTAGACGGATCTATTGACACCGCACATATAGATGATGATCAAGTTACTTACGCTAAGGTTCAGAATGTATCTGCCACCAGCAGGGTGTTGGGTAGAATCACTTCTGGAGCTGGAGTAATTGAAGAGCTGACTGGTGCGAATATCAGAACCATAGCCAACGTTGCCGATGGTGCAGACGTAACCAGTTTTGTTCTTGAGGATGACAGCGGAGACGAGGTCACCATAACTAAAGACAAAGAAGTTAAGTTCATAGGCGCTGGTGGTCTTACTATAAATTGGACTGATACTGACAACGGTACAAATGCTGATCCTTACGATTTAACATTTACGATTGGTACTCTTAATCAGAATACCACCGGAAGTGCAGCTACCCTGACCACAGCAAGAAATATTAACGGAGTTGCATTTGATGGTTCGGCAAACATAACAGTAACCGCTGCTGGCTCTACACTGTCAGACACCGTACCTGTTAGCAAGGGTGGAACAGGTGCGACCTCTTTTGCGGACAAGGCCGTATTAATAACACAGGATACTGGAACCGATACCGTCGCGGCTGCTGCTATGAGTAGCAACGGACAACTCTTAATCGGTGGTACCAGTGGCCCAGCAGTGGCCACCCTGACAGCCGGTTCCAACGTAACTATTACGAATGCTGATGGTGCTATTACCATTGCCGCAGCGGGCGGGGGTGGTAGTTCAAGATCAGTTGCCGGAGATACTGATAACGGAGTAATGACTTGGGTTACTAGCGATAATACTTTTGCTGCTGAAGCTAACTTAACATTTGACGGCAGTACGTTAACTTTGGCTGGTGTGGCAGACATTACCGACACTACAGATGCTTCTGATGCTACCGGAGATACTGGAGCATTAAGATGTGAAGGTGGTGCCAGTATCGCCAAGAAGCTGTATGTTGGAACTGATCTCGATGTAGGCGGCACAACTAACCTAGACGCAGTAGATATTGATGGTAATGTCCAGTTAGATGGAACTCTTACTGTCGGTGTCAACGACACAGGTAAAGATGTCAAGTTTTATGGAGCCACTGCCGGTTCTTACCTAGAGTGGGATGAAAGCGAAGATAGACTACACTTAGTACAAGGAGCATACGTTAATCAACCTGTTCCAGCTACCGGAAGCACGACAGAAAATGCTACACTAGAGATAGATCTAAGTAAGGGTAATTATTTCAACATACTACTGGGTGCCGACATAACAGCCGTCGAGTTTCAAAACGCAACAATAGGACAAAAGTTTATCATAAGGTTTATCCAAAGGGCGGATGCTACTGCTGGACATGGCATAAGCTGGTCAACAGTAAGAATAAACGGGAGCGTTGCTGCTGAATTAAAGTGGGCTGGAAATATCGCCCCAACTATGATCGGAGAAAATAACACAAACCACAGAAGCCATAAAGATGTATACGGGTTTTTATGCACGGCTACCGGAGGTAGTGCAAACGACACTAAATTTGATGGCTTTATCATAGGTCAGGACATACCAGACTAATGGCTAGAAATTTAAGAAACCATGTCGTAATCGGCACAGAAAGTGGAACAGAAAGAACAGTTTCAGGAACTGGCCCTAATTACACAATTTCATATGCACCTTCTGGCCCCCCGACCAATTTAATCATTGGAGACCATGTTTATGTAGAAAAGAGGGGTGCTGGAGATGGTACTGGTAGTTCAGTGCTTTCCACCTATGTATATGTAATCACAGCGGTAACATATGCTGATATAGAGGAAGGGGGTTCTTCCGATGATATTACAATGCAGTACATTTACGATACAGCCGGAACCGGCGATGACTCACCGCTTGACCTACCCTCTGGCGGTGGTAGCTCGGGTTCTCCAGAACAAGCACCGCACAAGTTTGTAAAAATTTTAGGATCGGCCTTTGAGATGTTTATGTAAGGATGACAGATGGAAGATATACATGAGTGCCAATGTGCTCAGGCGGGATATTGTGAGTTTTTTAAGCAAGAAATGACATACGACCCACCAAACTGGCAATGGTGCCAGAACGCCAGCGAGCAAGAAAGAGCTAG